ATCCATAATAAACTCGTAAATCTATTCTGACCACATTGATTTCACCGTCGCGGGTATAGTCATCGCGCCGGTTTTGAACAAACACGATCAAGTCATTTATTTTTTTTCCATCCAACGCGTTTCTAATCACCTCCTCAACTTGTTTTGCCTCATTGTATGTCTTAGACAGACAGGTCAACTGAATTAATGAGACCTCTGGCTTGCGAACGCCATCCTGAACGTACTGTCGTATGCCACTTATCTTTTGGTAAGCAACCGCGGGCAATTGAGCATCTTGCGGAACGACAAGCGGATAAATCCTACCGGCAAGGAGCGCATTGACGTTCGCGTCATTTATCAGTGCATCACGCAGTACTTGCTCAACGCTCACCGTTACTTCAAAGCCTCCCGTATCACCTCAGACATAACACGTATAACCAAATCTTTTTGCGATTCCAGAGCCGGTCGTAAAAACGGTCTCGCTGCCATACCGGGATGATTTACTTTATTTGTGATAACCAGTCCGGCATCGCCTTCAAAGACAAGTGGATCGCCTTCAATCTCATGCGGCGAGGCGCCGAGTTCAAAAAACCGCCAGTACCATTTATCCTTGTCAAAGCCGATAATTGCTTCTTCTGAATCGATTTTGGTTTTAATGCTTCCAGGTCGTGGAGCCAACCGATCGGCTTCATAACCTACAATTTTTGCTCCAGCATCAAGCGCAGCTTTTTTCCGGGCATTAACTTCTTCTTTAGTCAATTCCAGCTTTTTATATAGCTCATCCAGTCCAGATATTTGAATGTGTAATTTAGCCATTTTCTATTTCCTTACACATCAATTCGATTTCTTCATGCTTCTCCAAAATGTCGATTGGTGGAGAAATTATCTCGAATACTCTATTGCCATAAATAACTCTCATACCGGCTTTGATATTCGCCAGATACCGAATTCTGATCCGATGGGTCACTTCAGCTTTTTTTTCAGATGCTTCAATGTACTCGCGCCCACGCAAGGGTTCAATGCTTGCCCAGACGGTTGCGAAATCCTGCCAGACATTGATTTTCTCGCCGTAATTATTCTGGCTAACAGATTGAGTTTGTAATTTGATCCGGTGACGCAACCATCCTGCTGGTGGCATTTCAGAATATCCACACTCTATAGGGTGATAATAACGCTTCAACAGCCATCGGCAATTGCATGATGTTTGCACCGCGTTCTACCAATACAGCTTCCCTGTTTTCATAGTAATGCCCGGCTAGCAAGCGTATTGCATGGCGGATCGGTTCGGGTACGCTGACACCACTGCTGCCATAGCCAGCGGTAAACGATATTTTCACTCCGCCATACTGATAAAGTTTTACCGGTGGAAAACTTGCCCCATCTGCAAGCCATAATCTGCCAACATCAACCGCGTCATATCGATAATCCGTAAACGGTAGTTCTGTACCGTTTTCGTCTCTGTATTTAATTTGATCAACAGAGATCAACGGTGGTCGAGGGATATTCAATATACCCTCCCACCAATCATCGAGATACCATTCCCATTTTTGAAGAATGAGAGCCCTGTTTGTTATCATCTCTACATGCTGGCGCGCAGTCTTAATGATCAATCCGAGCAGATCGTCCTCTACAGAATGATCAATGCGCAGATAGAGTTTAAGCTCTGCAATAGTTATCGGCTCAACCGCCGGTGGTTCCACCAGTTTGAGCATTCTTCCTACTCCGCTTTGTGATCGTCTTGACTACCGCCGTTTCCGGTGGTTCGATAGTTCTTGATTCTGGTTCGGCTTTTCTCAACATGATTAGCAGTTTTGCCGTATCTTCATCCGTCTCAATGATGTTTCCGGCTTCTACTACAACACCATTGCAGACTGTATTTCGCAATATCCGTATCCTCATTTCGCACCTCCGCATCTGCCAGCCCCTATTCAGGGGCTGGCATTAGCTGGTCACAGTTGATTAGGTAGTCAGAGCATCAAGCATTGCAGCAAAGCTCTCAGGATAACGTACCGCAATGTCCACATCTTGCAGTGCAACAACCCGGATAGTGCCACTGGTTGATTGGGTATATGGATCAACCATAATGTCAAGCGTGCCCCACATACCAATCAACAAGTCATTCCAGTTACCGAAGAAGATCGCACTGCAGACGCCGGTGGACGTCCCCTTGTCCAGGTCTGAGCGAACTTGGTTGGTAACGTAAGCTGGATAGCCGTTCAGCGGTGTGTTATTTGATTCCCAAACCATTATGTCGCCATAGGTTGGGGTTCGCTGCGTAACCTTAAGCTTGCCCCGCACTTTCGGATTGGTCATATACGCCAGAGCGCCGATGTCGGCATTATCGATTGCCACTTCGGTTTCCAGCTTGACAATGTGTTCCCAAGTCGGGGCAGCTCCGTTAGTCCCGCCAACTACACTACCAATCCCAGTAGTGTTGGCAATACCACGCGGCTGATTACTCGCACCACTCCCGTGCAACGCTGCATAATCGATCGCAATCGCTAGTGTTGCAGCCAGGTCAGAACGTACTAACCGCTCTACATCAACGCTGGATTGCAGTAACAGCTTGCGAGTGATGTCGGTAAACGCGCCAACGGTTTTGGGGGACATCGCCACTTGGGCAACCGCTAACTGGCTTTCAGTGGGTGAGTTACCTTCAGCAACCCAGTAGGCCGTCGCACCACCGCTTTGCTTTGGGATGGCAATATCGCCTACAAGTCCTCCCAAAACAGTCGCACCGGCTCGCTGAACCATCATCTTATTACGAAGCAGATCGATGAAGGACTGGCTAAGCAAGTCGGTCGCAACAAGGTATCCGCCTTGTGCGGGAGTGCCTTTGTTCAAATCGCGGTATTCCATCCAGTCTAATGGCACAAAGAAACCACGCGGTTCTTTACCCAGCTTCTTAGCCGTTGCCTCACTGGCTTCATATTCCAGTTCGGCGCCTTTCCAATTGCCATTTACGATTGCGCGAATTGCACGCACAAGCGAGTAGTTTCTCAAATCGCGCTCTCCCATACCGATCTTCGCGTCGCTGTTCTCCTGAACGTTGCGAACAGCTAGTTCAAATAACTTTTCACGGCGTTCGATTTCGGCGTTGAGATACTCGATTTTCTTAATCAACTCGTCATATTCTGCACTTTCCGCTTCGGTAAAACCGCGATTTTCGGCATCTACCACATCAAGCAGTGTTTGAGCACGCTTGATCAGTTCGTCTTTTTGAATTTTTAACTCACGAGTTCGGTTCATAATATCACCTCCTTAGCGTAAATAGTTTTAGTTTTCGTTTTTTGACATCCAGTTTCTCACGCTCCTGCATGAGAGCCTGTCTGTCATCGTCTGATTGCGCTTTGTCCTCCTGGACATTGCTGCGAACCAGACGATATTTCATTACATCCCGCGCTTGCGCTATAGTTTGCGGATAGGCCGGGAATGTAACCACACTGACATCATATAACCGCCCTACATTGACAATTTCTCTCCGTAATTCGCCGTCTTCTTCATACCAGCGATCGCCACTTTCCGACACCGAAAACCCAAAACTCATCTGATTGATGTCTCCACGCTTCATCATGAGTACCAAATCATTCGCATATTGGGTATTCGGTAACTTGATTTCCGCGCGCAATCCAATCTCATCTTCTTCGAGCTTCAGCGTTCCAGATACTGTCCTGCCTAGTACCAAATTCGGATCATGATTAATCAAGGCGCGGACATCGGCGTTTTTAATCGTCTCGGTAAACGCGCCTGGCAAAATCATCTCCCGAAATCCGCCTAAATCCTCGCTCCAGCGGTTAAAAACTGCCGCATAACCTGTCAACGTGACGGGTTCGCTTTCGCTAACTTCTGCGCGCAATTCAGACTTCACCGTCCGCAGTTCAATAAGTTCGTTTGGCATTGCGCTTTTTTCCAACCCGGCATCTTCGCGATGCTTTCTAAGATGCCGTTCGACACCAGATCGATCCGCTTCCGGGATGTCTGCCTGCGATAGTCTCGCCAGAGCATTATTCACCGCTGCAATGACGGCAGGAGCTCCGATTTCCGGCCGATGATGTGGGAATTTGTAGGAGCTTTTGGCATCTGGATCGCCTTCATCATCTACCCATGCGTGCATGTAACGCAGGACTTTTTCATCTTTCGGGGCATCCGCCACAGCTTGCGGGCCATCCCAATCGCTTTTTGTATCAACATCGGTGGTATGTGGTTTAATCGCAGCCATTCTTCACCTCCTATCCAGCAACAATCATGCAGTCACAGCCGTCATGTAACGGCGGATGAGCATGATCCTGTCTAACATGATACGGTTCGCCGTTCTGATTCAACACATCGCCAGCAGAGACAAATTTCTGACTAATCCCGATTTTCTTGCCGTCTAATTCATCACAAATCGGGCAATTTTCCTTGCCAGACGCAACCCAAGTAATAAAAGCAACACCTAATGTTGTAAAAGCAAACAGTGTAATTGCGCCGTTGGCGCGTACACTTTCCTTACTCGCGTCAAATTCCGCACGCGTTGTATCCCAATCGCTCATCTCTTCCTCAAGTTGCTCAAGAACATCGTTGTTACTTCTTTGAGCGATATTGATTGCGTTTGTGATACGCTCTCGACTGTAATACTCCATCCGCTGCGCCAATCTCTCCACATAAGCATCACTATACCGCTTGATGGCATCCCGATCGTAGTCATCCTTGCCAACCTCTTCCGTAGCAGCATCAGCCACAAGGTTGGCGTAAGTCTCCATAACCTTCCCCATATTCTTCTTGATGTATTCGCGATGCTCAGGATAAAACTCATCCAGATAATTCAAGAACTCATTGACATTGATTTTTATTTTTTTCTTTGCCGCATTCAACAGGTCATTCCGCTCACGGCGATAAACCCGCGCAAAAGCATCCGAAAACACCTTCCCGTACTCTTCCATCAGTTTTCGCCTGGTTTTAACCGCTCGCGCCCGGCGCTCATCACGCCTTTCCGAGATTTGAGCCAGATTTCTTTCCGTCTCAACACCAACCGCCGACATGTTAAGTGGCTCAAGGTATTTATCGCCCATGCCTTTTGGCAATGGGTTCATTTCTTCCAGTTCGCGGATGTCATCCACACTCATCCAGCCCCATTGTCTCGCAACCGAATAAGCCCGATAACGGCTTTCAATATCTCCTCTCAGCAGACCGGCAACCGTGTGTTTGGCATAAAATTGCTTTCTTTCGGTTTCTGTCAGTAAGTTCAAGCTGATAGACTGCTCGATATTCACAAGCCAAGGCATGAGGGTATAAGTGACAAATTCCAAACCCATGTGCTCGATATTAGAAAACGTTGCGCGATCCAAATCTCCGATCATGTGAGGCGGAACGCGAAATATCCGCGCAATCTCATTGATTTGAAACTTACGTGTTTCCAAAAATTGAGCGTCATCCGGCGAAATGCCGATTTTCTCTACCTTCATTCCTTCTTCAAGTATTGCAACACGATGAGCCCTTTCAAAACCACGATGTCTTTCCTCCCAAGACGACTTCAAACGTTTGTAAGCATCGTCTCCCAACTTGCCAGGATGTACCAAAACAAATCCAGGCTCGGCTTCATTGGCAAAAAACGATGCACCAAAACCTTCGGCTGCGAGTGACAACCCGATTGCCTCACGCGCCAAGCGGATCGGACTATAACCCATAATTCCATCACGCCCCAAACCGCGCAAGTGCCAGATGTTTTCTTGCGCAATGAAACGGTATTCTTTGCCAAATCGTTCAGGAAGTTCAACAGCATAAACCAGCAACCCGGTTCTTACATCACGCATAACCTGAACCGAATCTGGATTGAGCGGCCACAAACCGATAATTCTCCCGTTTGGCGCATACTCAATATACGAATAAGCATTACCACGCAAACACAAATGCACCATAAGGAGCTGACGATAGTCAAATGCCGTCATCTCACCGTTGGGCGCATCATGCAGTAACCCATACAGTGGATGATCAAGAGCTTTTTCCTTCGATCGACCATTTTGGCGGTACAAAACCAGCGGCAACATGGCTACGCTCTCGCTCAGTAATCGCACACAGGCATAAACCGCAGAAGCCCGAAGTGCATTATCGCTGGTAATCGCAACGCCGGTCAGAGACGTATTCCAAAGCGACTTACGCCGTTCCTTGATCAACTCTTCGGTGTAGTTCCGCTTCTCAAACCGCTCTAATAGCTTCGTCAGCAGGCTCATAAGGTTAGGATGCCTCGCTCTTCATAAACCGATCCGCTGTCATCGTACCTCAATGCCCGATCCAATGCCATGATCAACGCAACCATGCCGTCAATCTTCTCAATTGAGCGTTGCTTATCTGGCTTGATATTGCCGGCCGGATCAACCGCAGCTACCAGGTTATCCGCCATCCACGCCAAAACGGGGTTGTTGCCATGCGCCAATTTATGACTGAGAATTAGCTTTTCCAGCTCTTTCATCGGCGCGCTCATCGAGGCAAAACCCTGACCGAACTGAACCACTGTCAGCCCCATTTCCTGCAATTCCTGGACGATTTTGGTAGCTCCCCAGCGGTCGAAGGCGATCTCCTGCAAATCGTACATCTGCGCATCTTCATCGATCTGCGCCAAAATGTAGTCGTAGTCGATCACATTACCGGGTGTTGCGACCATATACCCCTGACGCACCCATGCATCATAAGGCACACGATCACGATGGCTTCGTTCGTGCATAGAGTCTTCTGGTATCCAGAACCGGCAAAGCACTTGATACGGATCATCGCTTCGTTCCGGCGGGAATACCAGTACAAATGCGCTAACATCCGTTGTCGAACTCAAGTCGAGACCACCATAACACCGTCTGCCGCGCAATCCGTTTGCATCAATCGCTTGCCCGCATAACTTCCAATGTTCAAGATTAACCCATTTCGTCTCGCTTTGTGTCCACACGTCCAGATCCAACCTCAAAAATGCATTTAGCTGGCTTGGTATCTCACGCGCCCTTTGCGCTTGCTGGCGCATGTAATCAATCTTTTTGCTAATGCCGATATTGGGATTAGCTTTGCGCCAAACAGACTCATCCTGCCAGTCATCATCTGTATCGATAGTATAGATAATACCGAACCAACGATCATCTGCAACAACTCCGCTCAGTACCTTCTCTGTGTATTCATGATGTTCCCAGCAGATCGACTCACGATCGTAGCCGGCCGTTGTGATTTCAAACTGCAGGGGATTTCGCCGCGCGCTTTGTGCCGTTTCGAGAATATCTACCAGATCACGTGTCTTGTGCGCGTGAAGCTCATCGATAATCGCCCCATGCACATTGAGACCATCCATGCTATCGGTGTCTCTCCCCAACGGCTCAAATTTACTGGCTGTACTCTCCACATGCAGGTTGTCGCGGAATACCCGCACTCTCTTTCGCAATGCAGGGCTGGCTTTAACCATTCTGGTTGCTTCGCTGTGGGTTATCCTGGCCTGGTCTCGCTTGGTTGCGGCACTGTAGATTTCGGCGCCAGGTTCACCGTCTGCGGTGAGCAGATATAACCCAATGCCGGCCGCAAGCGTGCTCTTGCCATTTTTACGTGCCACTTCGTTATACGCCCAGCGAAACCGCCGTGTGCCGTTATCCCGATACCAACCGAATAGATTCCAAACAATGAATTGCTGCCATGCTTCGAGGTGAAACGGCTGTCCGGCCCACTCGCCCTTTGAATGTTTAACAAGATTGAAAAACAAGAGTGCCAACTCGGCCTTTTTTTTGTTCAATACCAGACCGCGTTCCTTGCCGTGTTCAAGATCGGAAACGTATCGTTCGCAAGCTAAACATTCCCACTTGCCGGCCGGTATGTCTCCGCTTAAAACGCTATCCACGTAATCCAATATCTCACGCTCCCCCATCATTAACCACCTTCACGTCCTGCCCAAACAGTATCCGCTCTAACTCGTCAACCGTTTCGGGCTTTTCGGCTTTCACCCTGCTGCGACTGCTGGGCGTCATGCCAAACTCAACCATGAAGCGCCGCATCTGCTCTACCGCTTTATCGCGGATTGCCACCAGCGGATGCTGATAGACGTACCCTTTATCAGAGATGATCGTCTGCCCCTCTTCACGCAGACGTTTGACCGCATCTACCCACGTACTCCATGCTTGGCAGTATGCAGCCAACGCTGCTCTATCAACCCGCGTGAGCAAACCGGCATCAAATAGCTCGCGCGAAACCCTGCGCCATTCCGCCTTCGCCACCGGATCAAGATGTCGGGGCGGTCTGGGTATGGCAAGCTCGAATTTCGGTTCGGCTTCGTTGAGTTTTCGTTTGCCCGGATTGCCTGCCAGCCGTTTAATGGCGGTTGGTTTTGGCGGTCTCCCTGCCATTACCCCTTTACCTCCATTTCGCGGTCATAATTTTTAGACTGCCCGCACGGTCTCTTTTTGTTGCTTTCTAGAGATTTTCCACCCCCTACCCCCTCTTTTCTTGTCTTTCTGGAGTGGCATGACTTGCACAGGGCTTGCAGATTTTCTAATGTATTTTCTCCACCGCGCGACAGTGGAATGATGTGATCCACTTCCGTTGCAATAACAGGTTGATCTCCATGTATGCCAAATGGGTCTTCACACAACGGCTTCCCCCGCAATACCATCATGCGCAGCTTCTTCCAGTTGTAATCATAGCCGCGCCGTGCGGCAGATAGCCGTTCGTCCGGCAATCGTGCTGATGCCCTGTGCAATTCACAGTACAGTTCATTGCCGTAAACCAGGTTTCGGCAATCGCTAGCACGACAGGGACGTGGTGGTCTCACCGGCATCATGCACGCTCCAGATAGCGGTAATTGACCCAGAATTCCACCCCCCGCCATTTCAATATACAAACCCACTCCCCTTGAATATCCAGTACTTTTTTGGGTTCGTCTTCCGGGAGTAGTTTGCCGATAATTGCGTATCCCATGCCCGGCCCACTGCGGATATTCACATACTCATTGCCCTTAGCCAGCTTGACGTAGTCCAACGCCGCATCCGTACCCACATGTCCTGCCGGCTGCGCGCTGGCTTGAAGATAAGGCAATGGATCGACTTCGCCCTTGTTATAACTGTTTGGATGTCCTGGTATTCGTAATTCAAAATGGAGATGAGGGCCCGTCGAATAGCCAGTACTACCCGAATATCCAACCAAATCCCCTGCACGCACATTAGCGTTTGGTGACACCACCACGCTGCTCAAATGCGCGTACAACGTTTGAAATCCATCATGCTGAATTACAACATAATTTCCGTAACCGTTTTCGTCATATCCAACCCGAATGATTTTTCCATCTGCTGCGGAAAGAATAGGTGTACCCGTTGGAGTTCCCCAATCCACGCCGTTGTGACCTGGTTTTCCAAACCTGGCGTAGATGCTCGGATTTTCGCCAAACCGCTGGGTAATCGGATACTGACCGATGAACGGATACCTAATTTTCATTTATTCCTCACCAATATCTTTCCTCTTCAGACTGCTAAATCTTTTCTCGGTATTTATCTCATGCCGATTTAAAGTATCTTTCATGGACGCTACCTGACAGGCCATGTCGTTTATTTCTTTTGCTAGTAACGTCAATGACCTGTCCTGAGCTTCACGCAGTTCGCGCAAGAACGTTCGCCACTGGTTATCCCGTTCAGTCTGTTCTGCGGAATAGCGCTTCATCATCTCCAGTACAAACCAGACAAAAATTCCGACAAGTGGTATCTGTGCCAAGAGTGA